TCGCTCGTCGAGAAAATTCCAAACATGGCTTGGCTAAAATCACCAAAAATCATAGCCGACAATGCGGTTCCTGTGCCTTTGGTAAGGTCAGAAGGAACGTTATTCGTTACAGCTACATTGTAACCATAAAGGCTCGTCCAAGGCTCACTCATAATCATCATGCTGTCAGTCGATGCAACTTTAGCAGTTTGCGACAAGTGTGCTTTGACTTTCGGGTTAGTCAGGTAAGCAAGCGTGTTGCCGTTGATGGCTGCGTTGTCGATTTCGACTTCTTTGACCAGATCAACAACCGAACCCCAAGTAGCGTTACCGCCGTTAGTGCCGATAGCAACAGAACCGATGCCAGTTGTGCCAAGAATACCGGTAGGCTCGTTAGTCCCGCCGCCTTCAATGGCAACATCTTCGATTTTCTGCGCGATTGCATTCAACAGATCATCACGAACGATTTGCTCGACACTTGGGTCGCTCTGGATCATGAGCAATCTCGAGACGTCCGTAAACGCCCCAAGCGACTTGGGAGACATGGTAATTTGTGCGAAAGTTGCGTTGACTTCCGAAGTCGCGCCGTTTTCAGCAACGAACCCAGCAGATACGCCGCCAGCAAGTTTCGGAATAGCAACGTCACCACGCAGACCGCTCATGAAGCGAGCGCCGAGTTGGTTGAACACCAAACGAGCGCGGAGAGCGTCAACGAATTGGTCGCCCAAATGATCGGTTGGCTTCAAGAAACCACCAGCACTATCCGTGCCAACGGTCAAATCACGTTTGCCAGTCCAGAAGCTATCTGGTGCGTAGAAACCGCGTGCCTCACGACCTTGGCGCTTTGCAATCTCATCAGAGATTTCGCGCTCCAGACCATTCAGGCCAGAACCGTTTACCAGACCGCGGACAGCTTTCATGAACGAGTAATCGCGTTGCTCTTTCTTGTTCATTTCAACTGCGCCAGCAGATTGCTCAAGCGGCTTGCCTTCTGGCAATGCGTCAAGAAGAACGCCACGGAACTCATTGATGCTCATGCCTTTAGAGATGGCTTGATCGGCCAAATCGCGTTTGTTGTGTTTTACGGCAAGTGCGATGATTTCTTGCGCGTTCTTTTGAAATTCGCGTTTTGCGGCTTCAGCAGCTTCCAAGCGAACTTCGTCATGATTAACTTCAGTCATTTTAATATCCTCTTTGACTTTGGTTGGTTTGACAAATTCAGCATTGCGATTAATGCCAACAGAGGAATCTGCTGGTACCGATACAATGCTAGCTTCATAGGGAACCCACGAATTTACCGAAACCGTCCCGCTCCGTTCATTCTGTTCCATGTTGCGGATGATATACCCAATGCTGACATTGCTTCGGATTCCATCCTTGACGTCCTCATAAACTTCTCTTGCCAGCGCGCTTTTTCCAAAGCGAACCACCGCACGCAACTTGCGTTCGGCTTGATCAAGATAAGCGCTTTCAATGACGCCAATTGGTTTAGTCATGTCGTGGTCTAACAGCAACGGTGAATTTCCACTTGCTATGCGTGACATGTCAATTGCTTTTTCGCTATGCTCAAGAACCTCTAAGCCAAACGAACGTTCAACTGGTTCTTCGCTTGATATACTCATGCGAACTCGACGGTCATCATCGCTTGTGCTTTCGATAACCGCCGCACGGAATGTTAATTCTGACCGATCAAACCGCTCGGCTTCTTCGATCTCTACCTTTTTAACTTCTTCGGTCATTCTCTCACCTATAGCTGGTTCAAATTCAATCGGGTTAAAATCATGCTCGCTCAACCATTGGCGAGCCTCATCAGCGCTGTAAATCTCTGCGTCAAAGCGTATGCTTTGCAACTCTGATCCATTATCGGTCAGTCCATAAATAAAATCAATGCCATTGCCGCCAGCGTCACTCTCACGACGAAAATCGTCAAACTGGCTCGGCTCAACCAAACGTGCAGCGTGTTCATTCGGATACGGACGTTTCTCAACCAACTCACGCTCTGCCTCTTTCTTTAGCTTCTCAACAATGTTGCGCGACCAACTAAAGCCAGCATCACCACCCCAAAGCGCCCATGCGATGCGCCCATTTGACGGATATCCATCTTCACCAGCGGAGAACCCTTCGGCTTGTTTGTCTACTTCATGGCGACTAAAAAACGAATACATCCGCTTAACAGTGCTTTCAGACAGGTTCTTGTCGTTCACAATATCACGCGCTCTAGCAATACCAACTTCTGTGCCGCCGCGACCATACTCGCTTCGCCAGTCTAGCCCTTTTTGAGCTTCGCTTTTCATTGCGTCAGTCGGTTTGTACGTCGCCATCTGGTTGTCCATCTACTTCTGGTTGCGCTGGCGCTTTATTGCCGAATGGCTCAAACGCAGTCTTGATATTGTATTGATCGGCCAAATCCTTCTCACGGCTAATAGCCTCAAACACTTCTTCGGTGTCCTTGCCGTATTGGCTATGAACATCCTGCAATGAGATGATGCCGTTGCTGACAGCCGCGATACTCGCATTGATTTCTTTTTGCGGATCAACCCAGCTAAAGCCACGAGCGCGATAAGTTACATTATCTGCAAACAGATCGTACTTAGTCATCGGCAGATTGATCGCATTATAAGTGATCGCTTGCTCTAGCCATGCGCGATAAACCTCATCAACGAACATTTCGATCATAAATGTTTGAAGCATCTTAAAGTGATCGCGATCCTCAATAGTGCCTTGGCGGATCGAAGAATAGCTGACGCCTTCAAGATTGTTACTTAGCGATACATAGCTGACGCCAAGACCAGATGCGATGCCGCGTAAAATGGCTTTCTCAAACTCAGCAAATGCGCTAGTCGGATGTTGCGGATCGAAACTCTGGAAACTCATGCCTTCTGGCAACTGGCTAAAAGTTCCGGGCTCCGCTGCCATAATCGGAGACGCGCCATCATAATCATCACCAATATACTGATCGCCAGATGGGCTGGTAAAGAAGCCCATCTTGCTCGCACCAATACGAGCCGCAACCAATTCAGCTTCTTCGTAACCATCGAGCATCTTCAAACGCGATAGCACATTCGACATCATCGGAACGCCGCGAGTTTGACCGGCCCGATCCTGAATGAACGCATGAATAATCTCACTGGCTGGAACCTGAACGTGCTTTCTTGCGGTGCGTGATCCAAAGCTATCCATGTGATATGGATGATCCTCAAACAAGAAATACGACTGCGGACGGCCGGCACTATTGATCTCAACACCCATGCGGACTTCATTGCCATTGGTTAGGCGCGTATTATAGTCCTCATCCAAATAGTCAGCTTCGATAAATTGAAGCGTAAAGCCGAACTGATTTCCGCGTGGATTTCTAATCTTGCGGATCAATACTTCACCATCACGCGCAAGCGTCTCAATGAACAAGCGTTGTGCTTGGTTCCAACTTAGCCGACCATCTGCCGTGCAAGTGCCTTTGCGTCCCCACTGTTGCCATGCTTGTTCCACGATGCGATTGCCAAGTGTGTCTAACGATCCGTCAGTATTGCGCTTGCGTACTTGCAACCGGACGCCGGTCGATCCGACAACATTAGTTGCCAAGATTTGTAGATAGCGTTTGGCGTATGGATGATTCCGGCTAATCTCACGGCAACGATCACGCAAGATGCGTAATGATGGTTTAATTTCACTGTCGGCACTACGCGATGACGTAACAAAATCTGCGAACAAGCGACCGATATTAGCGCCATGATATGATCGCTTCTGAGCCGGCTTCTTTTCTTTACGCTGCAAGAAATCAAATAGTGCCATAATTAAAACCTCACCAAAATAGTGCCGCTAGTCGCATCGCCGTTTAATGCAAGTTCTTTATTTTTCTCACGCGCTAATTCTGCGATATAAAATTGGCGAGCGTTCATTAGTTCTTCAAATGTCATCTTGGACAATGAGCGACCATTGATTGAGTAGCTAGAGACATCAGCATCAGCTTTGCCTTGCAAAATAGTTTCGATTTTATTAATCATGATCTCAGCATGAGAACGCGGATCGCTATTATTAACATCCAGATCAACAACGGCTGTAAATGTACCGCGATCAACGACGATACGGTTGCCAGAAGCCGTCTCAGTAATCTCTAATTGCCAGTGATAATATCCAGCAGTAAACAATTCACTTTCTGCGCTGGTTGCGGTGAAAAGATATGTTCCATCAGTTTCAGTTGCCGCCAACTTTATCTCACTCGCGCCACCGCCTGTAATCCGAGCAACATACTCGGCGCTATGCGTAGCAAGCGGATAGTCATCAACTAAGTCTGATCTTTTCCATTGAATAAAGTCGCCAACGACGACTGTTAGTGGTTCGCCTTCCGGCGCGTTAGCAGCGTCAAATAAATTAGCCACGGCAAGCCCCTTGCGTAAATAATGTCTGTTTTCTGTCACGCGCCTTCACGCGCTTGCTATGACGGCCTTTGCGACAAATCTTAGTCGGTTCCCTGCGTTCAAACGATTTGATTGCTTTAGCCACTTATCGCCATCCATTTACAAAACCGCTTCGCATTGGCCTCATCAATGGCTTATGCTTCTGCGGCACTTCATCATGCGTTTCTTTCGGTTCAGATTTACGACGATCATAATTCTGTGCAATTATATTAACATTGGCGTTGATTATTGACAATGCCGCCAAAGCATATACTCGGCAGTCTAATGCTTCGTTTCTTGGACGCACTTTAACCCACTCACGACGATGGAACCCCTTATGGTATTTCTTAACGACTTTTTCGGCTGTCAATTGCTTGAAATACTCATCAGGGTAGGTATCAGGGAAATGACAATATCCTGCTCCTTCATCCTTAATTTTTAGGCGTGAGTAAACAACCTCTTTGATCGTATCAACGCCAATCGGGAACAATCGGCATTTGATATTGTTATTTGTACTTGGTTTGCCGACCATTGGCTTGCCTTCACCGCCAACACCTTTGATGGCGAATACCCTGCGGCCAATTCTAGGTTTGCAGAACTTGTAGACAGATTGCGTATGGTGGCCACCGCTGTCGATTGCAGTTGATTTGATTGTCAACTCGCGTCCGTCTTCGGTATCGCGTGCCAAAGCCAGATACTCATCTAAATC